TTCCTGTTTTCCTATTCCTATATAGGAGCATACTTTTTAGAAGTAGACAAAACGATATATTAGCTCGGCTATATGGTCGTAAAATAACACTTTACCACACTAAAGTCTTTCCTAGCTGCTTGGAGAAATAAATATTAAAAACTTCCAGCAACAAGGAAAGATATTTTCTGAAAGATATGAGGTACTCATAATGTCTAAAACTAAACAAAAAAAAGAACTTAATCGTTTCGCAGCTGATAGAAAGAAATTCTTCACTAATAACTGCAACTACATTAAAATCTCAGACAAAGATGCAGAACGCTATTTCTTCCATAGAAATAATGTACTTGACAGACTAAATAATATAAATTATATGTCTTACACTTTATTCTTAGCTCAATTCTTAAATAGAGAAAATAAATTAGTTACTGTTGAAGCAAGAAAAAAGAAGCCACTTCAAAAACAAGACCTTGTTGAATTACTTTATGATAGATTTGGCGTAGCTAAAAAAACAGTAGAAAATTATTTGTCAGCAGCTAAAAAAGCTAACGTATTAATTAAAACTAAAGGCAATGAATTAGTACAAGATACATACATTATGAATCCAGTTGCTTTTAATGCTGGCTTTGAAGTATTCTTCGCAGAATTAATGTTCTACTTCTCTGATGACTTAATTAAATTATTATCTCCATATCAATATCTTGCTTGTGCAAAAATTGTTAATGTTGACTACCCAAAAGTAAATGAATGTAAATATCTACCTATGATTGATAGAACAAGATACAACATTGACAAAATTATGAATGGTGAAATGTTTGAAGTTGAAGGTGCATTTGAAACACCTAGAAAAATGAAATGGAACGAAGCCAAGAAATTCTTCTTGAAGAATGGTATTTCGAAAGTTATTGGTATTCCATCTGAACGCACTAAATTTAATTGTATCTTCCATAATGATGAAAAACAAACAGCTATGGTTATCTATCAAGATAGCAAAGAAAAATACTACTGTATTGAAGACCATTGTGTATCTGGTTCTGAACGCTTAGGTTTAGATGTGCTAGATATGTTATATATCTTAATGGATATTGAACAAGAGTCTAATAAAATGAATTTAGCTATGGAATACTTAGCTAACCTCTACAATGTAGAAATTGAAGAAACTGTTATTAGTTTATATCAAAAATCTAATAATAATGTTGTGATTAAAGAAATGCCTCTACAGTAATATGAAGGGTGAGTAGACAAAATGATGAAAATAAACGATACATAATGAATTAATTAACATAGATTGGAGAAAAACAATTATGCCTATTACAGAAGAACAACGTAGTCAACGAAAAAAAGAAATCGATAAAAATATTAGACGTCTTAAAAAGAAATTCGACAGATATCTATTCTCTGAAATAATGACTAAAGATTATTATTATGAAGAAAAACAATTCTTATTAAAAGGTATCTTATGTAGTGAATTTAAAGACTTCATTTTAGTTTCTTGTGGCTTCGCTGGTTTTGAAAAAGAAGAAGAAAATAGCGGTTATGAATTTGCAGTCAATGCTACATTATATAAAGATGATGTATTTTATAACTGTATCTATCTTGAAGGCGGCTTTTGTGTATACACTCATGTAACAACTCATGTTTGTTTATTAAGCTTCCCAGAAAGCATCTACAATAGAAAATATGATGACGAAGATTAATTAGTTAAAAAAATTAAATATCTAATGTGATTAAGAAAACCCTTTCTCGGTAATGTGAATAGTGAAGAGGCCGTTAAGGGATATACACCACATATATCTAAGGAGCCAAAATATTAAACATAACATATGGCTCCTTTTTTATATGTAAATTCCCTATACAGCAAAATTATACTAACTCAATCTATTTACCCAGAAAGTGATATAAAAACCAATGAAAATTTCAACCATTATTGATAGTAGTAAAGTATTAACCAAAGAAGAAGAAAAAGCCTTATTTAAAGAATATTATGAAACACCTTCTAGTAGACGGAAAAGAGAAATCAAAGACACTATTGTATTAGCTCAAAGTCGCCACATTATTTCCATAGCACAAATTTATAGAGATAAGGGTGATATTGAAGATTTATTTCAAGAAGGTATGATTGCGGTCCTAGAAGCCTTCCCTAATTATGACTATACACAAGATGCTTCTTTTATGACTTACACAAAACAAATTATTATTAGACGAATGGCTAAGTATTTAAGACGTACTAAGGTCATGAAAATATCTGAACAAGCTATTAATAATTTACGCAAAATCAATAAAGCCAAACAATTATTAGAAAGATTAAAAAAGCCAATTACGACTACAGAAATAGTTAAACTCACTAATATTCAAGAAACTACAATTATTTCTATATTAAATGCTATTTCTACTGTTGAATTAAATGTAACGTCCTTAGACGAAGGCGAAGAATTAATTGATACAATTGTTGATAGAGATGCAGAAGAACAATTAGAAAATGCATTAAATAACGCAGCCTTCGGTCATATTGATATGAGTATATTAAGCCCTACAGAATTTGCTACTCTTAATGGCTTATATATAGAAGATAAAACACATGCAGAAATAGCTACAGAATTAAAATTGACAGAAAAACAAATCCGCATGACTGAAGTACGTGCTATGAGATTAATTGAAAGACAATAAATTGAAAGGTAATATGACTAATGAAGTACACTAAACAACAAAAAGAATTAATTAAAGAATTATTGGATAATTCACCTAACTATATTGAAGAACCACTCTTCGGAGAGGATGAACCTTATTATAATTTAAAGAAAGCTCGCAGATATCTCGAACAATATCGCAACGCCAAGCTATCTTTAAAACAATCTGATGCTCTGGTTCAGTTATATCAACAAGATATATCTAAAATCGGCGACGAAGAATTACAATCTTTGCTTATTCAGTACCAAGAAATAGAAAAAGAAGCTCAAAGAGAATATCTTAAAGTACAACAACAAGTGATAGCCACTATTAATCAATTAGATAATGCTAGACATAAATTGCTTCTTACTAGCTATTATTTATTAGATATACCAATGGCCAATATAGCAACAGAATGGAAAGTCGCTGGCTCTACTCAAAAAGGATGTACGCTTCGTTTTATTCAAATCGTATTATCTAAAGCACTAAAAGATATCTGTAAATTACTCCAAGAAAAGGAGAACCCAATCATATGATAATTATGTTTATTATATTAGCAATAGCGTTTATTTTAATTTACAACCTAGATTAAACACATATACTAAAAAACACACAGAAAGGATATAAAAACTATGGACTTTTACAATTGGTATACACCATCTAAGAATTTTATTATTCATGATTATGTAGACGAAGCTCCTCATAATCCTCCACTTAAAAAATATTCTATGCATTTCTTTTTTATAAATCCATTGCCACCAATATATATAAAACGGCTGGAACAATTTAATATCTTTGACTGCTATTGTTATAATCCAAATACCATCAAAGGTATTTCCTTCTACTCTAAATCACTAAATCTATATAATAAAGAATTAATTTCTCTCCTAAGAGATATTGATACATATTTTAGACTCCAACATAATGAAGAACCTACGCCTAATAAATGGAAATTAATCCGCACATTAAAAACTGGGGCGAAAGAAGAAAAACGTATTTCCCAATCTACTGTATATCTTAATTAAATTAAAAGGAGAATAATCTCATGCTTACTCAATATATAACATTAATGAATCTTGCTTCTATTATTTTATTCTTAATGATGATTCTATTATTGTACGTGATACTCGCTAATATATTCGAATATATGTTCTATAAAATAAAATCCAGACAATATAATGTATTTAAACATATCCAACTCAAAGAAACTAAACATGATTATATATATACTGTTAATGATTTACCTTCAGATATAATTTTAGGACCAGAGCAAGATGTATTAAAATATACGATATATGACGGCGGCGAATTTAAATACCATGTGTTTAAATCTAATATGCCTAAACAATCTCTTATACAAGCTCTATCTATTATTGATTATAAAATAGATAATTATTTAAAACATAAAGAATACCATCGTACAGAAAATATATTTAAGAAAATAGACGAAGAATTTAATCGTCTAGGACTTCGCTAATTTTCATGAGTATTCATATACTGCCACGTAATATCGTTAGTGTAGAAGCAAAACAAGTTTAATTCTTTTTTTTTGGTCATATTTGTTTTTACATGAAACCTCCTTTCTAAAATAAATTTCTTAGCCAAAAGTCCATAATTATATATCCCAACAAAAGAACACTCGTGTTTCAAAATATGAGATGGACTTTACAAGTAGAGCTGTAGATTTTTTGAAAATCTTATGCCGTAGAAGCCGCTTGGACCGGCTCAAAAGAATAAGGGGTTCTTAGAAATCCAAACTTCTTAATGGAGAAAACTTTTTGAAGCTCTCTTAAAATCACGTGACTATAGTCGTGTGAAGTTCAAATATCCTCCTATGTAAAGTATAATAAAGTGAAAAAAAATTAAAGCAAAAAAGAAAAATACCCTCTTTTAATTAAGAGGGTTATTTTTTTATCCTAAAATAAGAACAAATGTTCTACTAATTAAAAAATCAATAGTTTTATAGCTATTTTCTTTATTTTTTATCTTAAACGATAAATGATAACAACACATATAAAAAAACATTTATTTTAGCTATCTATATTTCAATTAAAAAAATGAGGTGAGACTAATTGCACTCAAAAAAAACAATGCAGGCAAATTAATAATTGATGGCTATGTGCTAACAAGAAAACAAGCACTTTTTTGTGAAGCATATGTCTCAAATGGTTATCACGGTATTAATGCTATTAAAGCTGCTGGTTATAAATATAAAACACTAAATGCAGCTAGTGCTCTAGCAGTAGAGAACTTACATAAACCAAGCATTAAAGCCTATATTGACTATTTACAAAAGGCTTCTGGATGTTCTGATGAAGACAGAATTAAAAAAACAGTTATTTCAATTGAAGAACGTCGTGAATTATTAACTAAGTTTGTAAATGCAGATGATATTAAATATGCAGATAGATTAAAAGCACTTGATTTATTAAATAAAATGGATGCTGCTTATGAACAAAAAGTCACTATGAATACAACTATTAATAATCCACTACAAAATTTATCGACAGAAGACCTTCGTTCTCTCGCTACAAATCTAATTGAGAATAAGAAGTCTTAATAATCCTTATGTAGTTTTTAACATATATGAACATATACGAACACTAAAAGGAGGTGATACGAATTTCTTCTGATATCCAATTGATAATGACACCACAACTCGAAAAACATATCACGTATGAAGCTAAATTAGAATTAGCTCGACGTGATTTTTTTGATTATTGTGAATTAATGGCTCCAGATTTTTATAAACGCTCCAGACAGTATCTTGTTCAATTGGCTAATACCTTACAAGAATTCGTATTTAATTCTCCTAAAAAAGTATTAGTTATATCTATACCACCTCGAACTGGTAAATCAAGAACTGCATCATTATTTGCAGAATGGACGTTCGGTAAAGACCCTACTAAAAAAATAATGACTGGTTCTTATAATGAAACACTTTCTACTCAATTTGCTAAAACAGTACGAAATACAATTCAAACACAAAAAGTAGAGCCATTTATACCAGTTTTTTCTGATGTATTTCCAGATGTAAAAATAAAACAAGGTGATGCAGCTATGAATATGTGGTCACTCGAAGGACAATATTCTTCTTATTTGGCTACATCCCCTTCTGGTACTGCAACTGGCTTCGGCTGTTCTTTAATGATTATTGACGATGTTATTAAAAATGCACAAGAAGCAAATAATCAATTAACGAAACAATCTCATTATGAATGGTTCACTAACACAATGCTATCTCGTTTAGAAGAAGGCGGAAAAATAATTATTATTATGACTCGCTGGGCTTCTGATGATTTAGCTGGACGTATTATTAATCACTTCCAGGACGATGCTGAAATTATTTCTCTTAAAGCTTTACAAGATGACGGCACAATGTTATGTGAAGATGTATTATCTCGTGAATCGTATGAAGAGAAAAAGAAATTGATGTCGCCAGATATCTTTTATGCCAATTATCAACAAGAACCTATCGATTTAAAAGGTCAATTATATACATCTTTTAAAACATATGATTCTCTTCCACAATTTGAAAAAATACAATCCTATACAGATACAGCTGATACTGGTTCTGACTATTTATGTTCTATTATATATGGTATTTATCAAAAAGAAGCCTATATCTTAGACGTTATTTATACAAATGAACCAATGGAAATAACAGAACCTCTCGTGGCGAAACATATTTTTGAATATAAAGTCAATCAAGCTGATATTGAATCTAATAATGGCGGTAGAGGTTTTTCAAGACAAATCTCACATTATTTAACGAATACATATAATACGAATCACACAGTCATAAGACCATTTCATCAATCCAAAAATAAACAAGCTCGTATTCTTTCAAATGCGACATGGGTAATGGAACATATTTATTTTCCACAAAATTGGCACAATAAATACCCAGAATTTTATAAAGCTATCACTTCTTATCAACGAGAAGGTAAAAATTTACATGATGATGCTCCAGATGCATTAACTGGTGTAGCTGAAAAAGTAAATGTATTACAACCTGTTTTTTCTTTTGAATAATAAAGGATTATTTATTTAATGAATACAACTGAACAATGGATAGACATTATACGTCAACATAAAGGTGTATCAGAACAAGAATTCATTCAAGCAGAATTAGAACGCTTCTTGTCATCTACTAAACGACGTAAAATGCTCTTGTCCAGAAAATATTATTTAGGTCAGCAACAAGAACCTAAACATTTAGTTTATACAGACAAACAAAATATGCAAGATGCTTCTGGTATCATTCCTAATCATAAAATCATTAATAATTTATTCGATGATTTAGTAGACCAAAAGACAAATTATTTATTGTCGCAACAAATCGACACACAAACAAGTGACGATATTGATGTAACTGATTATTTTAATCCTAGCTTCCAAAATCTATTAAAAGAATTAGGCAAGGACGTATATCAATGTTCCATTGGTTATTTACATCCATATATTAATGAACAAGGTGCTCTTTCTTTTAAACGCTTTAAACCAGAAAATGTAATTCCATTCTGGCACGATGAAGCACATAAACAACTCGATGCATTTATTCATTTTTATGACGTGGAAATATATCAAAGTGCTAATATCACGACAACAGAAACACACGTCGAATATTATTTACCAGAAGGTGTTCATTATTATATTTATTCTAATGGTCAATTAGCACCAGATACTTCTAAATTAAATACTGCTTATATTCATAAAAATGATATTTCTTATAATTGGTCTTCTGTTCCATTAATTTGGTTCAAACCTAATTCTGATGAAACATTCTTATTAGACAAAATTAAAACATTACAAGATGCATTAAATCAAATGCTCTCTAATTTCGCTAATGTAATGTCACAAGATGTACATAATACTATTTTAATTCTTAAAGGTTATGAAGGTACAGACTTAGCTGACTTCAGATATAATCTTGCAAAACATGGCGTGATTAAAATATCTGGCAATCCAGAAATAGAAGGTGATGTACAAGCCTTACAAGTAAATGTAGATTCTACGAATTACACAACTATTATTAAAGAATTAGAAAGGGCTATTATTACAAATGGTCGTGGCTTTGATGCTAAAGATGACCGTATGACTAATAACCCTAACCAAATGAATATTAATTCTATGTATTCTGACATTGATTTAGATGCTAATGAAATGGAAGCTGAATTTCAAGCTTCTCTACATCATTTAGTGGACTTTATTAATGCGTATCGTTCTCTTAATAATTTGCCTAGTATTGAATCTATTAATTTTATCTTTAATAGAGACTTACCTGTTAACCAACAAGACACAATTGATGCTATTAAAAATTCTGTCGGTATTCTATCTGAAAGAACATTAGTGGCTAACCATCCATTTACTGTGAATGTTGATGAAGAACTAGAACAGATTAAAAAAGAACGACAAGAAACACTCAATCAAGATTATACCTACGAAGGTGAATAATGTACTGGAACGATAGATTTTTACAAACAAAAGAAGATGGTTTATCAGATGCACTACAAGAATTCAAAAAACTAAATTCCATAACTCAATATGCTC